TTATTTCACATACACATAAGCTTCATTTGCTGTTACATAGTATGTTTTACCTTTGCTATTGTGAACTTTATATTGTGGCGAACCATTAACACTTACTTTCGTATCAATTGTAAATCCTAATCCTGCATCTACAGAGCCGGCAACATCTTTATCCTGCCAAGATGGAGCATCATAGAAACGTAGATTGTTAACTTTAGAAACAACACGTTTCCCTACAATAGATGAATCCACTGTACTCTTTTTACTAAACTTCACATAAGATGGATCGTTCTTAATCCACTGATTTCCACCAAGATTTAACCAACCATCCTTTTCAGCCCATACAACATAAGATTCTGGTTTGTTCAGTTGACGAATCTTAGAATAGCTTGTACCTGGTCCTTTACGTAAGTTGACGTTGTAACCTTCAATATAGGCGATACCGTCTGTTACTGCTGTCGGTACTTCTGCTGGTTTAGATGGCTTGTCCGGTACAGAAACATGTACCTTAGCATTATTATATGCGCGTTGCACATCTGCCCTAAATTGAGCTTCTGAAACTCCATGAGACTTTAAGTAATCAATTGGATCTTCATGGTCTGTACCGCCAAGGTGATGCGTTACATCGCTATGTGTCCACAATCCTTTTTCTACAGATATCTTGTTATCTTTTAAAATTTTCGCTAAAAGTTTTACGTATTTTTCATATGAACGTTTGAATTTTGCATAGTCTGCTGTTTCACATAATTCAACGTGGACAAAGCGCTTATTCGCAGCAGGTCCACCGCCATAAGCAATGTACTTTGTATCCGCGATTTGGATTGTTTCGTCCCAATCGACTGCATAGTGAACAAATGCGTTTCTCCATGTACGAGACTCATATTTTTGAATGTTAATAGCTGGAGCTTCTGGAGTTGCTGTAGAATGAGCTACAACGCCCTCATATGCACCCACGCCATAACGGTATGGTTGTTTAGGTAAATCTGGAATAATAAGTGTTCTATCAGCAAAAGCGCTTGTTGCAATAGATAAAACTAAAATAACTGCAAAAACTACAGAAGAAATGTATTTTAATGTCTTTTTCATTTTTCATCAACATCCTTTTTCATAATTTTTGTGTGATCAAATAATCCGCTTGCTGACAATCCAATGATGATTCCTTGAAATACATTTGTTTTGATATCTCCGCCCAAAAATAAAACGCCTAGCACAATGCCAAGCGTTACATTCAATAGTGGAACATATTTTGTTTGTAATCCAATTGTTTTTCCAATTTGCGAAAGACCTACTACAATGCCAATCATTACTGTAATTTCAAACATTACATACCACCTCCTTTCAAGAAGAAATTGAGAGCTGCCAAAACAATTCCACCTACAATAAGTCGTAAGATCCAGGTAGTATTGGCGCCAATTTTATCTAACTGTTTAGTGATATTAATAATGTCTTTTTCGTTACCTGTCGTTCGATTGTCTAAGCTTTTAATTTCTAAACGAATGTCCTTGATATCTTGCTTGATTTCTTGAACGTCGCTTCTTACCTCTTGTAACCCTTCCACTTTGACCACCTCATTTCAAAATAAAAAGAGCAGCGAAACCGCTCCTCTTTGTTATAAAATTCGTATTTTATTCAAAATAAAAAACAGCTCATAGCTGCCCTACTTGTTTAAACGTATTTAGTTAATACTGATCTGCTGATAATGCTTTTTCTATAATTCTATTTTCTACTTCTTTAACATGTTCAATCGTTACTTCATCAAAAGCCGTCGGGCTCTTTCCAGTTAACTTTACATAATCGTCTGCACAGATAAGACTTACTTTACCGAAAAGCTCAATCTCGTAAACTCTACCACCCTTGTTACATAAGTCACATGCAGTAGCAATGCGCATACTCAGCGTACCATCAGGAAGTCCCCAAACCTCTACTTTTGTATCTTCTTTGATACCGCAAAATTCTAGCATATCGTTTGGAATGCTAACCGTGACCTGATTTTCACCTTTCTTCAAATCAACTACTCTACCCAAGAATGGTGACTGTTCATTAGGTGGCATGGGACGCATAAACTTATCTGGATTCATACTCCTCTTCCTCTCTATGTTCTAGAAGTCATATTTGTGAAATTAACATAATTCCATCTGCCATCATGGAAATACCATCCTGTACCTAAGCTACCATTTGTATAATGAATAGAACCTGCATTAAAACCAAAGTACCCACCACCTACATTAATCCCATTACATTCAATCGATTGTGTCGTCGCAATTGGATCTTTTGATTCAATTCGGAATCTATTCTCATTGTTATAAATGTGACCGATGTAACTTCTACGTTCTCCACCACCACGGGGATAAAAACTGAGTCCCGCACGATCAGTTCCAACGAGTGCCATCATTTCACCATTGCTTATGATTTCAAGCGGCGCATTCATATAGTTCCATTTGTTCACATGATTGTGATAAATAACATTATCTTTTGTACCAAGTGCAATTGTAGAAAAAGGCAGTGTTCCGTTTACGAGTTGTCCATGTGTTGTATCCCAGTTATAAACGGAAGGAACGTCACCTTCCACCAACTGAACACCTGATACAGCAATTGCTTGCATATTATTTAAGAGCCCCTCGCCAAATAAATCAATATAAACATAACCATTTCCTTCTACATAGTTACTCGGCACAGTGAAGGTTAAAGCGTATCTTACTATTTTCCCCGTTTGAATGCTTGGTGCATCGTAAGTTTTTGATGCTCGTCCAAGCTCCACGGGAGTGTCACCATTATATTTACCGAATACCGCTCTCATGATTGGCTTGTTTGTAATGTTTACACGATTATCATTGGTAGTTGCTCTGAAATGAGCCGACAATGTGTATTTCTTACCTGGTTTTACCCCGTCAAATAATGTAAATCGAATCCAATTTGACAAATCTATCCGCATCGGATTAACCATTGGCTCATAATTGTTAACCACTGGTTTCTCAATATATGGATTAGACATAATTGTCCATGTAGGACTGTATTCGATCTTCAAAAAATAATTATTAAAAGTCTGAAAAGAAATGTGTGAAAAGTCATGATCTGGAATGAGATTCTTCCTTGGTGTTACTGAAAATTTCTGCCCACGCTCATCTTCAAAAAAGAAGTCAGCCATTTTTGCTGTAATACCATTTTTATCAATTGTTACTTTATCACCACTGATTTTAATGACATCAGCGTCGATTCCTTTCGCTGTTAGCCATTGTACGATTGTATCCGCATTGATTTTCAACTTAGCAACATCGATTTGAATCTGTTCAGCTGTCTGATTAATAGCCGAGATGATAGCGCCTTTTTGGACGGTACTAGTAATCGCTTTTTCGGTTACGTCAATACGTCCCGCTTGTTTTTCTACATACGCTTTATCCGCATATTTTCCGTCAGCCTGCCCTTTCGTATATACTTCTGTTTTAATTGCAGCAAGACTAATCCCCTGCGCATTCGCAGAAATAAGACGCTCTAATTCAGTTGTTTTCTTGTTGTAATCTTGTGTAGCTACTTTTTTAGATATTTCTCCCATTAAATCTTGAGCGTTTTTTGTAACAGTATTCTTCAACTCAGGAATTTGAAAACCGCCAACGTAGTCTTCTACTTGCTTAATTTCTACTTTGGCCTTAATTGCTTGTGCTTGTTGTTCTATCTTTGTGTTAGCATCAGTGATCTGTTTTCCCTGTGTAGTTTGTGTTTGCGTCAATTGTTTAACTGAAGTAGAAAGACCGCTTGCTGTTTGTTCCACATTACTCATACGCTTTTCAAATCCAACTTGACTGTTTTGAACATTTGATACAGTAGTTTTAACGCCTTCCACACTTTTTTCAATCTCAGTTGTTCTCTTGGTGAATTCATCATTTGTTACTTGGTTTTCTGGAGCTGGTGTCCAATCCTGTGGTTTGTTCCCTTTATATAAAGCGACCCATTCTACAACGGCTTTTGTAGTATTACTTGGAAAGTTATATAAACTTAACTTCCGTTCATTTCCACTTGTAGCCGCAACTGCTTTGAAAGTTACGTAAGTTATTCCATTAGCGTAAACACTTGTTGCATATCCAACATTATTAGAACCGCCATTCTGCCAAATTCCAAATTTTTGACCTTGAAGGACACTTCCCTTAATCACAAAAGTATATTCCTCACCTGTAGAGAAATTTTCAGTTAGAGAATATTGATTGATTAAGTAATCTGTTTTTTCGTATTTAACATTTGAATCTAATAAAAGATTACGACCTCCAGCCTTATCGTTATTAACCTTTGTTTCTACAGTTGTTAATTTCTCACTGATCTTGCCTGCTTGCTCTTTAATTTCAGTTGTTGTTTTCTTCAGATCAGTTGCAGTTTGTTGCACATCAGATATTGTCTTTTTTGTGCCTTCCACAGTTTGCTCGACTGTATTTATTTTATTGCTGATATCAGTATCTTTTTTAGTTAACGATTCAATAGATAATTTAAACCCGTTAGAATCCTGCTCAAACCTTGTTACCTTCTTATCAATTTCACCCTGTTTATTTTGCACATCAGAAATGGTACGACTAACACCTTGTAAGCTTTCTTTCACTTCATTAAATTGCCCTGTTGCTTGTTTTTGCGCTTCTTGAACCTTTTGATTTAATTCGCTTTTTGTGGTCTCGATATCTTTGCTCACCTGTTCCAACGTTTCTTTCTTAACGGATTCCACATCAGGAACAACAGGATCCCATTTACCATCCTTCCACAACTTCAGAATACCAGGCTTGCCTTTGCTGATATCTTGCCACAACGTTTTTCTATCCTTTAAGTTTTCTGTTGGTGGATTTACGCCTTCAATAATATCCACGGTATTATTCTTCAAGTTTTCAGCCACTTGTTCAGCAATTTTCTTTGCTGCTTCCGATTCTTTTCGAATGACTTCTGTTTCTTTTACGTTTTCTTGAAGCTTTTTATCTAACATGTCTAGTAATTCTTTAGATGCTTTATTTGATAAGCTACCCATGATTTGTGCGTATAACCCATCGATCAGGCTTCGTGTATCTTTAATTTCACGATAATTACCAAAGATATATTTATCTTTCGATGGATCAGTGTCACATTCATCTGCTGCTATTAACCTAGCTTCTAAGAAAAGTGGCGGACTAAACCCTGTATCTTTTATTCGTACCGTATCTCCTTTACGAACCGATTCATGAGATAAACCAAACACTTTTTCAAGCGCTACTGCATTTACTTCATATGAAGTAGAACTATCAATTCGCTTCTTTAATTCTGCTTCGGTTAATTGTTTGAGTCGTTCCTTCGTCATATCTTGATCTTCTGTTTGCGGTGAATAAAAATCGAATAAATGCTTGCCATCTTTTGACCAACGTTGTAACGCATCATTATTTCCTACATAAAGTTTGCCATTGTTTATCTCTTCAAATGTGAGAAATTCACCAGTTTCACTATTTTGTGGACCAACACCTACAAGAGCGGTTACTACATCTTGACTATTCTCAATACGCCGGATGCCTTGTACATCTTTTCCTAACAAGAATTCTTTTCCGTTGTCACGTCCTACTTTTTTTATTAAATCTACATACCGACCGACAATAAAAGATCCCATTATTTCTGTTCTAAAACGAATCTCAAGTTCAAACGTAGATGCGATTTTTTTTAAGAGATCAAGCGGATTTGTAAAATCCTTAATATGAATGGTACGTATACCAACAAACTCAGTAATCCCACGTTTCCACTCTGTACCTTGTAAAGCAAAGTCCGTAGATTCATTGACTGTAGTAGCTTGTATAGTTTGTGGTTTAATTACAGTCGCTTTCTTTAGCTTTGTATGTTCACCTAGTGCATAAATCTTTTTTGGACGACCTGCTGTATCTTGTTCTACTTCTGTAATAATGTATGAAACAAAAGTACCGTCACGAGTTTGTTTAACGACAAGGTTCTGTTGTATAAGTGATGCCGCTATCTTTGTACCATCAGCTGTTGTGAACTCAAATTTATCTTTGTTATCTTTAAGCTCCCATTGGCGTAAATCATCCCAATAATCCTGTTCTTTGATAACACCTACGATTTGTTCTGTTTTAAAATCCACAATGTGTAATAGAATATTTGCTTTACTCATCTGTAACGCTCCCTATACGTGACATCTACTTGTCCAATGTTATTTGGGGATATTTCGATTTCATTCTTTCCTTTTTCAATACGTATATAGTCGCTCATAAAATCCTTTATATTTATCGCATCTGCTCCGTTAATACGAATACTCGCATCCGATGAATCGATTTCTACAAGATCTCCTTTTTGAACAATATAAGGTATTTGACGTTCTGTATTGCTATTTACTTTTTGCACTTTAATATCGTGCACGGCTGCAATTAATGATGGTGCATCACTAAACGAGCATATATGCACAACAATTTGAGCGACTTTTTTCATAAAGCTATTTCCCGTATCCCACCATTGGGCAAATTTTTCTGTATGGTAATTTCCTTTTTCATCGATTAAAGCAATATCACCCTGCCAATAATTTCCCACTCGTGCAATGTGTAGACGTCCATAAAAATCATTCCATGTCGAACGATAATAACCAGTTTCCGCTATAATCAGATGATTGTAGTCACCGTTTCCCGCCATAACTTCACCAAAATTTTCGCTAGAATTTCTATATGCATCAAACATACCTACTTTTCCAACTACAACGCTGTTCTCATCTAATAAATAAAGTTCTACACGTCCCATAGTTGCAGGGTTTAAGTTTCGACATTCAACTATTGCATCAAGCGTGAAATCTTGTAGCGGTCCACCTGTAATGCTTCTTTTCACTGCTGGTCCGTGCCAAAATTGCCCTTGACCGTAATCAGATGGCATAATACGTGCGCCATCCGCTATCATTTTCCCTGCTACGATTCCATAATCTGAAACAAAATCTTTCCCCACTTCCGTCCAACCCACTAGAGAATTCGCTTTATCATGCATAACCAATTCATACCTACTTATTGGCGTTTCATCTATTTTAACTGGATATCCTATACGAAAATGTTGACCTCCATTTTTATTTATAATATCGATGAATGTGGACGGATTCTCTACCTGTATCTTGAATTTCGGTTCTGAAAATACACTTCCCTCATTCAAAGCATCCATTTTAATACTATTATTTGGTTCTAGTTTTGCTTTTGCATTTCGAATTGGTCCTAATTTATAAGGCATTGGACAAATAAATTTAATCGTTCCTATTCCAAGTGTTACAAATTCATCTGGATCAAAGCTATCATCTACAATTGCTAAATACGTTCTGTTTGGTTCTACATCAAAAATAAGTTCAGTTGGTTGATCTGTTATTAGCCAACTTGCAATTTCCTCTTTCAGCTTTTCTAAGTTAGATCCATCAGGCACTATAATTCCTACCGGAATAGATAAAACGCGCATTTCTGTTTGTGTATTTAACAATCTTGCGCCTGGATATCCTGGAACGTTGAGAAAATTTCGTTTCAACGGTGCCCAAGTAGGTCTTTTCCATCCTTTTTCAATTTGGACATATTTTTTACGTTCATTGTTAAATGTAAAAGAACTCACTTTAACACCCCATTTCTTTATAAAATAAAAGAAACCCAAACCTAAAAGGCTGAGTCTCTTTGTTTTTCTCTTTCTTGGTACTCGGTTGTATATCGATACGTACCACGCGCCACATCTCGCCCCTCTATAACAACAGGAACTTCAACAACCAAATCACCACCAAGCATCGGAATTGCTCCGCCACCAGATGATCCAAGTGAGTTATTAATTACTTGATTTGATACACTACTTGTCATAGCCTGTTTGCTATTTGACATATTCCCATACACGCCACTCATAACAGTCTTTAAGGCTGATAATTGACTTACAGAACTAGCCATCATACGGCTCATGTCACCCATTAATTGATTTATTTCTCCTGGCATAGCAAATTGTTCTCGTGGCATGGCTGCTACGATTCCAGCGCCAATGTCTCCAAGTGTCTTTTTATTAAGGGGAAGCACCGCTTCTCGTCCCGCTTCTCCAGCACCTTGAAGTTGTCCACCATTCATTCCGAAAATAGTTGGACGAGTAAAAATACCACCTTTTGCATTCCATTTCACGCCAATTCCTGACGGATAAGTAATGTCTTTACCTAAAACATTTTTTGTACTAGTTTCTAAGCTAAAGTGTGGCATTGATGGCATTTCAGGTTTGGGGATTTTTAATTTTAAATCACTAAAGAATCCCTTAATCTTCCCAATAAATTCTTCTACCTTACCAACCGCTTCTTTGATTGGATCAATGATGTTACGTTTAGCCGCATCGAATTTTTCTTGTGCTGCATTTTTTATAGCATCAAACTTTTCTTTCGCACTGTTATACATTTCGCCGAATTTTTCTTTCGTAGAATTATAGGCTGAAATAACCGGATCAATAACATATTTATAAACTAACTGCCATGCTGCAAGTGTATAAGATTGGATTTTTGCCCAATTTCCTAATATCCAATTTGCTAAATCATTCAACTTTTCTTTTGTTGCATTCCACAATTCTTGCACTGGCTGGATAACATACTGTTTTACCAAACTCCACGCTGCTGATGTATATGATTTTATTGTCTCCCATTGTGAATTTAGCCATGAAACTAAATCACTGAACTTTTCTTTTACTAAGTTCCAAGTGTCTACGACTGGTTGAATGATATATTGCTTAAATAATCCCCAGGCTATTTGTGCCACAACTTTTGCAATTTCCCATTGTGTACCAAGCCAAGTAACCATTTCACTGATTGTTGTACTCACCCAATTGTAAGCCTCTCGAATTGGTTGAATAATATATTGGCAAATTGCCGCCCATGCAATTTGTACTCCGGCTTGAATAAGTAACCATCCAGCTTCTAAAACGGTAGAAACTGCTGAAATAATTGGATCTAAAACAGTGAGAATCGTGTTCCAAGTTTCTTGCCAAGCTTGTACGAGTGTTCCCCACAGTTCGGAAGCTGTTGTAACTAAAGAAGTCCACCAAGAGGAGGCTGTTTCAACAATTCCAGACCACAAGCTACTAAAGAATCCCCCTATCGGATCAAAGAAACTATGCATCATTTCAGTGAATGAAGCCCAAGCTCCTGAGAAAAATTCGACAATAGAATTCCAGGTACTACTACATATCTCGCCTATTCCTGTCCATAAATCGCTAAAAAACTGACCTATTGGATCAAAGAATGAATGCATTGTTTCTAAAAATGAATTCCAGGCTTCACTAGATGATTGAACAATACCGTTCCAAAGTTCTATCAAATATTCTTTAATAGAATTCCAGGTTTCTATTGTCCAATTTTTGATATCGTCCCAATTTTTATAAATAGCAAAACCTAGAGCAACTATAGCTGCTATGATAATTGGAACAATGGCGACAATCCCAGCTGCTACTAATGCTGAAACTTCTAAAAAGCTCATGACGGTTACAACTATAGGTGCAAGTGCCATGATTGCACCCGATATTATACCAATAGCGGTTGCTACTGCTGCTAATGTCGCTGCCAACTCTGGATTGTTAGAAATCCATTCAGCGAATTTAGAAATAACATCGGCTACAACGCCTAGCAATGGTTCGAGAGCAACTTGTAAATCTTGCATAGCTTTTTGAAATTTCACAGCTGGATTAGCATCCATCTTTTGAACAGATTCATTTAATTGATCTTGGTTTTGCTTTGTCTTATCCTGTGCTTTGTCTACACCTTTATAAACCGCGAGTAAATTTTTCCCTTGGTCTTCCCATTTTGTTTTAAAGATTTCCATTGAGATAGCATCTTGAAGCGATTTATCCTTAATCCCGTCTATCCATTGCGCAACTTCAGACATAGCTTTCGAGCCAGCTTCCCCTCCGCTAACAACTGCATTTCCCCACTCTTTCATTTTTTCAGCAGAGACATCTGTACCTTCTAGTAATTCAGTCATTGCTTTTGGAACCTCTTGACTAAAGCCTTTAAGATTTAATCGCCCCTCCTTAACCCCATCGTTGAGATTATCAATGTTCCAAGTTTTCGTATCTATTCCCTGTTCAAAAATATATTGGATTTCTTTAGCACTGAACCCAACTTCATGCATTTGCATTCCATACTCTGCTACTGTATCTAATTGTTCTGGTGGAAATCCTGCTTTTAATAGAGAGTTCATTAAAGCTAAAGCTTGATCGTTTGATACTCCTATACCCGCAGCTACTTCATTTGTTTCTTGAATTAACTCAGTAAAATCTACTCCTTCATAAGAGTTAGCAATAACTGCCGCTCCTTTTACAATCGCTGCATTCGCCTCATCACTAGCATTTTTATTTAATGTCCATTGTCTACGTACACCTTCTAAAGATGCCTCAGCATCAACGCCATAAGCGGTAACGCCTCTCACAGCTTCTTCTACTGATTTCTTCGAAGACTCTGGGACATCAAAAGTGATATCAATCTTTGTTTTTAATTTGGACATATCAAGTGCTTTTTCGATTGTCCCGGCAATTCCGCCACCAGCTACCATTGCACCAAGTACGTTTTCTAAGCCTATATCTAATTCTTGAAATTCTCTTTCTGTCCTTTGGGCTTCTTGTTGTAAGTCTCGTAATTCGTTTCGCACTTGTTGTATTGAATTGCCAGCATCCACAGATCGTAGCGCCCGTTGTAATTTTTCAATATCTGCTTCAGTTCCTAATGCTTCACGACCAATAATTCCAATCGCTTGTTCTAGTTGGCGACTTGTAGCTGTTCCGCTTTTAATAGCATTCACAAGACGATTTCCTAATGCTCCTGCAAAATCATCAACGCTTTTTCCTGTAGCTCTAAACAATGTTTCTAATTGCCTTGTGGAACTCGCTACATTCTCTTGTTCAGCCTTCATGTTTCCGAGCTTATTTTTAAGACCATTAAGTGACCCTTCTGTAAATTCAATTTCACGCCTGAATGCACGATATTGTTCTTCAGAAATTTTACCGTTTTGAAATTGAGCTTGTACTTGTTGTTCCGCTGCTTTCAATTTATCTAGCTTTTGTGTTGTATTTTCAATCTGTTGTGTAAGTAATTTTTGTTTTTGTGCTAATGCTTCCACATTACCTGGATCAAACTTTAACAAGCGTTCAACATCTTTTAATTCTTTAGCCAAGGCATCACTTTGTTTATTTACATCTTTTAAAGCATTTTGTAACGGTTGAGTATTTCCGCCGATTTCTATCGTAATCCCTTTAATTCTTCCTGCCATTTTCTCACCTCATTTCTTAGAATGAATCAAAGTCTTTTTGACTTGCTTTTCTAACTTTTTCTTTGTCTGGATTCTCCATTTCAGCAAACTCAGCGATGTAATCAAAACAATCACCGATTGTCATGGTTTCTAAATCCCAATGCGTTAATTTTGCTTTATAACAAAGAGCCAGGAACAAATCAGTGGTTAATTCTTCATCACTGAATGTCCCTTGCTTTTCATTATTTGCTGTTATTTTTTTTTTGCTCCCATAGTGACTTGAACTAGTTCCATTATGTCTGGCATGATTTCTTCAATTGGGAATTCTTCAAATTCATCCAGCCACGTCATAGGATCAGGAATACTGGAATCAGCCGTTTTAGCGAATAACCAAGTCAAATCATAAACAAGCTCAAAATCCACTTTACTTAAATCAAGATTAGATGTATCGATAGGTTGTTGTGATCCATCTGGTGAAGTTAACGTACTAATTGCTCCTAACCCCATCATATCTGCAAATAAATTACGTCTGAATTGTGCTTTATATCGTTTAACTGTTGCCGCTGTACTTTTTAATCTGACTCGTTTTCCGTCTATTGTAATTGTCTTTTCCATCTACTTACGCTCCTTTTGGTAATGCAGGTACTTTTGTATATACTTTCTTATACCAATTATCATAAATCGCTTGTTTTGATTTAGTAGTAGTTTTCGTTTTAACCATACGTTTTCCGTTAATATCAATAGGGCTTGATACAAATTTAAGTTCATTTGTGTTAGGTTCTGCTGAATTTGTTTTCGTTTTAGATGCAAGTGTCGGACGACTTGCTGAACAGTTAAACATAACATGGCGCGTCGCTCGTACATCACCATCAAATTCAAATAATAGTGCAAATGATTTTCCTTTCGCATCAGCTAACTCATTTAACACGCCATCTTCCTCGTCTAATTCCTCACCTAATGCATCAACAGCAAATTGTTCCGGAATAGTCGCAATAGATAACGTTCCGTCATACCCTTGGTTGTTACTCGCTGCATAGTAAAGCATGTCATCCGCGTAGAATTCAATTAAATCCCCCCGTGGATCAAACGTTAATTCAACCGCACCTGGCAATGGAATTGGTGTACTAAATGTAACGACACCATCTTTAATATCAAAGAGTGCATAATGGACATTTTTCAAACCAAAAGCTACTTTGTTTTCATTCATTTACATCAACCTCGTTTCATAATTTTTTTGATACAACTTTTCAGATTCAATAAAAGTCCCATACGAATCATAAGGAATTTCATGATCGTCTAGGACTTGTTCAAGCTTGGCTTCTGCAACTAAATCTTTTTTAGTTGTATAAAGCTCTATATTTAAATCATTTATCTTGTGATAGACCTTGTTATCAGCCATGAGATTGGCTGAACCATCCACAAGGAAACAAATATAAGGTGGCGCTGGAATTGGATTGGTTGGCGTTGCTGTAAAATGCGAATAAACCACAGGATAACCTGTAGCTTCAAGGATTTTTGTTAATTCACCTAATGTCATTGCCCGACCGCCCTTTCAATACGTCTTGGCAATTCGTCAATTACATACTCTTCAACTGGACGAATATGAACTTGTGCTGGAACTCGACCACCACCGACTTTGGCATGTCCCTTTTCTAAAAGATGCGTTAATTGTCCTTGCGTATTATGAAGGATAACGCCATTACCTTCTTTTTTCTTACGCCATCCTTTACGATAAGCACCTGTTTTTTTAGGGCTATTTTGCTTTAACTTACCTACAGCAATATCTCCTACTTCATCAATTTCATTTTCTAAGTTTTCTTCCACAATATTCGCATATCTTTGTAATTCTCTAGCAAGCTCACTCGCAAAATCATTCATATCAAGTATGCTCCTTTGCGATAATAGTCAATGTTTGATACATTTCATCGTCATTCATTGGCGGTTCGACAATATCAAAGATACGATTTTTCATATTAACTCGCATTTCTTCTGTAATTCCTGATGTATAAGGGATTACAAAACGATAGATCCGAGTAGCTTGTGAAGCTGAAGCTTCAATATACTCAGACCCTTTTACCGTTTTTATCATTGACCATGCTTTTTTAACTTCTTGCCAAGATATTTCGATTACTTGGTTTAATTCATCTTTTATTACTACAGGTTGTTCAATGCTAATTCGATTTCTAAAATCACCGGAATTCAGTGGTTTTTTGTAGTGAAAAGGACGCATATTAATCACCGTCCAATTTTATTTCTTCTAAAGCTTTTGCAATGCCAAAACTATTAATTTCGGTTAAAAAATTCTTAGTAAAATACTCAAGTGCATCATTGTAAACATAACGAGAACGCTCAAAAACTAATTCTTTGAACGTCTCATCTTTGGTTATGTCATACGATCCACATACTTTTATTAGAGCCTCATTGGATACAAAAAGGATACGTCTTAGGTTATCGTCTTCGTCATCACCTAATCGCATCCTATCTTTGAATTGCTGTAATATTTCATTTGAAATTACTGTATCCATTCACATCATCCTTGTGTTGGTGGCGTTACTTCTTCAAGTTTCAATGTGTAAACTTGTGAAGTGTATTTATCCTTTGGTTTACCTGTAGCATATTGTTTAGCAATATAAACTGTCGCATCTTCTAAAGCTAGTGTTTCTTCATATTTTTTGATTGGCTCTGTTCCACCCATCGCTGCAACATATTGACCCTTAACAAAGAATAATACTTTCCCTTGAGGTACAAACACCGATTCTGTAAGGATCGGATTAAATGGCAAGCTTGTTACATATACTCCAGCCGCATTTTGAATTGTTGCGTTCGCTTGAATATCAAAAGTATCAAACGGATTAGTTACCATTACTACTTTACCAGCAATATTTTTTGGTCGATCTGCATCCGAACCATCAGCATTTAATTTTTTAGCTAGTAGTTTAACAACACTTTTTAATTCATTGATTGTTTTACGACCTGGTTCGAATGTTAAAGTGCCTACTGGCTTCTTATCTGGATATACTCCATTCACAACACTTCCACTTGGATCTTTTAATAACCCGATAGGTTCATTTTTACCTGTACCAGCTACAAATCCACGTTCTAAACCCACTTTCATTGCCTCTGTAATCATTGTACGAACATAACGTTCTACCCATACCGGTCCAAGTTTCAACATGTCGTTTGCTAATGGAATAAACGCTGTTAATTTAAGTTGTGAAATGCTATCTTTACGGAATGTAGCATTTAGTTGCCCTTTAATACCATCAAATAACGGTCCCCATACTGCTGCACCCTCTGGATCGCCGTAAATGAATTCTGTTACAGCCCCTAAATTTTCTAAACCAATATGTTGTAATAAAGGATGATCTTCAACTAAATCATCAAAGATTCGTTCTTGAGTTGTTTTAGGTAAAGTTTCAGTAGACTTAAAGCCACCTTCTTCCACAACTGCATTAAAGAACTTCATTTCCTCGCTTGTTAATACATTAGCGCCGCGAGATTGCATAATAGAACGATCTACCATTGATTCATTCACTTGATTTAAGATATCTGAACGAACATCTGTAGCAAGTGCTTCAATCATAGAATTTAATGCTGCCGATTGTTCTTCTGTTGTACCTTCCTGTGTTGCTTTCGCAAAAGCTAATTTCTTCTCTTCAAAGTTATTGAATTTAATAACCATATTTTATTTTCCTCCTAAAGTTAAAAAGAGCTTACTCAGATTCTGCTTTGTATTAACAGGTTCTGGAATAAGCTCTTTGGGATTTGTATTCGTTTGTAAATCATTCAGGATTTCACCTTTTAACCCTGATAATGCTGTATTTAAATCTTCTTTTGTAATTCCTTGACCTTTTCCCATTGTTCCATTTCTAAAACCATCAATTACTTTCTGCGGGATCATAGTAGAAGTGGCACTTGAAGCTGTCATTTTAACTGGATTCTCCATGAACATGATTTCATCTACAAAATTATTTTCTAATGCTTGTTGTGGACCCATCCAAGTCTCTTCAGCCATCATATTAAGTAGTTCTTCTTCTGATTTACCACTTTTAATGACATAGGCGTTTACAATTGCTCGATCTGTTATTTTTAACATCTCAGCCGCCTTTTCCATGTCACGATGATCACCACCATTCCACATAGAAGCATTGTGAATCATGATTTGTGCTGTTGGAGAAATTCGGACTTTATCGGCAGCCATTGCAATAAATGATGCTGCACTTGCTGCTAAACCAACAATTTGAACTTCTACATGACCAGGATAATTTTTTAATGCCGTGTAAATCTCTGAACCTTCATTTACATAACCACCAGGACTATTTATTGATACAACTAATTCCTCGCCATTTGCATTTTCAAGTTCTTTTGAAATCTTACTTGGGCTTGTAGCATCCATTTCAAACCAATCATAAATCCAAGCTTCATCATTAGAAATAATCGGTCCTTTCACGTCAATTTTCACCGTCATTTTCTTTCTCCCCTCCTTCAGATTCATTTAGTTTTGTATAGTTCTTCGTAATATGATGGATATTTAGGTTTGGATCATCAGAATCTTCATAATCTACTTCTGATCGAATCTCATTTCCTGTAAATGCACTTGAAGAAATGAGTTTATCAATACTTGTCGCAAGATCAAATATACTTTGATAGGAAACAGCCTTAACCTCAATTCTTCGTCCCAAAAGATATTCACTCATTTCAAAGAATTTAACGTTCGCTTCATCAGATAGCTTTTTTAATAATGGCCGTACTGTAAAAAGCATATAATTTTTCGTTTGCTTTTCTACATCAGCCATTTCTCCATATATCAGAGCTGTTGGAATACCAAATGCCATAGCTACTTGATTTAAGAAACCATTTGTTACTTTATTGATTTCTTCCACACTTGGGCCATTCGCAACACCGTTGTATATCTCGTTATAATTAATACCCTTTTGTTGTGGGACAATAGCTATATCTTTTGAGCCAATCGACTTATACATGTTGTCTATAAACTCTTGTAATTTCGCTATTTGTTCTTCTGTTTTAGCACCAATCATATCCATATCAACCGTGCCACGAACTTGATTTTTACGCTTCTGTGAGTTTAATATCCTACCAAATAAATCTCCGTAATCCGCAAATAATCCATCGATAAGTGGAGATAATTTATCATTTCGATACTTTAAGTGAATTACTTCGCTTTGTTTAAAACTTCTCTTAAACGTGTAATCTTTTACTGTTACATCTGTGAAAGCATCTTCATATACAGCATATTCGTTATGCTGAAATCCATCGGCAATAAGTAAATCACCATCATCAGCTTGTATGACTAAGCATTCATTATCATAAATAAGTTTACGAATAAATCTTTCCCAGAAGGTACTTGCGGTCATATTCTTATTCGGTCTAACGTTTAGTCGATAATAAAGCTCATTCTTCTCAAATGTTTTACCGTTTCTTACCCTGAATTCAGATTGACTAATCGTTCTTCCTAGAAAAGATACGCATGTATCAAGTGCTAATCGTTTCATGTGAAGCCTATTTGCTGTATCAGCAATCAAATCCAGATCTAGCATAAATTCTAGTTCTTTATTTCTTTTAAATACTGAACCTAACCATCCAATGGTTATCACCCCCCCTTTATTAGAATTTAATGTTACCTATAACAAAATCAGTTGCTTCTTGTATCTCATCCGCACGATAAAGAGCATGAACAAAACACTGAAACCCATCTGTTTTTCTACGTACAGGTTCTTTCTTTTCATATATTTTATTTCCATCACCTTTGATAACAACCAACACATTTTGCGTATACCAACGCATTAGCGGATTATCATCAAAAACAATTTGTTTATTTGCAAATGCCATTTCAATACGTGGAGCTAATAAACTATGAATTGCTTTTGGGTTTCGTATAACTTCTATTTCAAACCCCTCTGCTACTAATAATGGCCTTATTGCTTCCATTCTGAAGTTATCAGCTATAATCTTTTTAACCCCATATTGTTCTCTCATTTCTACAAACCAATCAACAATATGCTGAGGATTAATAGTCGGTTCATCCACAACCGTTAGTAGTCCTTGCTCTTCCCATTCTTTTATTGGAGCAAATTTTTGTTTTTTAAACTCACCTGCTTTTTTAGAATATCCATAATAGATATCAACAAATTCTTTTCGAACAAAGGAATGAGTTTTAAAAATGTACTCCCCATTTTGTCTAAATAAAAGACCACATGCTGCAAAGTCTCGAATACTTGCAAAGTCTAATGCCCCTATGCATTCTTGAGCATATAAATCAGGAAATGGACGATTTGTAGCAAGAATTTCTGACCATTTCGCAACAGATCGCTCCAAATTTGTAACCGGCAAGTTCATTCGTTTTGTCATGAACTCCTCTCGGTTGCTTGGATCATCCTCTAAATCCTCATATTCTTCTTTTATCGTTTCAAGTAATCCCTCAGCATACTCACTTAATGGATCAGATAACATCGGATTCGCCATTTCCCAATTATCGATATCATCGACTTCTTTTTCATCATTTAATTTACAAATGAACGGAAAGATAGCATTTGGACGGGCTTCACCATTTAAAACTTTCATTGCTTTTTCTTTTTGCTTATCTAGAAATCCATCTCGTACATACCCGTCTGTACCAATGTAAAATTCACGTGGGTTTTTCTTTTTCCCTAAACCACTAATGTGGACTCGAACATCTTTATTGCTTTCATATTGATGTATTTCATCAAATACAACCGCGCCATCACGCAAACCATCTTTTGTATCTCCATTAGACGTTCTAAACTTCAATATACTTCCTGTTGCTTTAGAGACAGTTTGGGTTAATGTGGTTTTAAATGCTCGTTGCAATATTTCATTTCGTTTGACGCATTTATGAACTTCATCTGGACTGGTTTTCGCCTGCTCTTCACTGTTTGCAACAACGGAAATGTTATACTCCGTGATACCATGCATTTCACTAATTAAAAAATGAATGATGACTGATATTAATCCGTTTTTACCGCCACCACGTCCTAGCATCCACAAGAATTTACGATAAAATACACGCCCGTTTTTCTTATAAAACAAAAAAACGAATGCTATTAAGAATTTCTGAAATGCTTGCAATGGGAAGTACCATTTCTCTCCAAAACGGATACACTTCTCAATCATTTCATCATCAAAATACAAATCGTCTCTGTTCAAAACATATTTTTCTAGATAGTCAATTAACAGTTCTCTTTCTTTGTTGAACTTTATTTTCCCACTCCTATAAAGCTCAATATATTCATCTACATACTTTTGCCTGATCATATTAAATCACTTGGACTGTATCCCGTATTAGAAGCACCCACTTTAGGAACGAATTTTATATCTCTTCCTAAAGCAATTAAAGAACTGTTAATTTTGTTCCTCTCACTTATAAGAGGGTGGGCTTTAACAAAAACTTGAGAACCATTTTTTACTGTTACAGATTCACCTTCTTTATTAATGGTTTTATTTATTTTTCTAAATGCTTTGACCAGATCAATGTATCTTTCTACTTTTTCAACTTCGACTAAATCTGTGATATCAATACTATTCATGAGCTGTTCTTTTAACCTCACAATACTAACAGCCATCTACCCACCCCCCCTTACGTGCGTAAAATCGAAAAAAACCTGACAGTTAACCCCCTCCTCCGGTGCCCCTAAGACGAATTTTTGATGAAATATTTTAAGGGGGGGGTGTTATTTTGGTTTTGTTTTCACCATTTCTCATCATGTTCCCATTTATTTTGTTTCTTTTCATAAACTCTTCCATGCTCTTTATTATGGCAATTCACACAGACTGTTTCAAGGTTGTCTATGTCTAATGCAAGATCAGGATGATGCTCAAGTTCTTTTATATGATGGACAACGAGCTGTATCTTCTTACGCTTTGCACTCTCACTGTATTCATTCGTGTCTGTTTGCACTCGACCATTACGTTTACATTCCTGGCACTCATAGTTGTCACGCTTCTTTACTTGTTCGCGTGTACTCTTCCACTCACCACTATCATAGAACTTACGCTTCTGTTGTTTGGTTTTGTAT